GGTATCGCGCGACCGCGTCGTATCCCCGAATTTGAAATTTCAAATACGTTTTGTTTCCAGGGTCAAAAGTCGAGAACGCGGGCCTGGGGCCACCCAAAACGCCTTCTAGATCAGGCAAATGCGGTCAAAAACCGCATATGGACGCCACCCAGCACCGGAAAGCAAAATGATCATCGGTCTCACCGGCCTTGCCGGCTCGGGCAAGAGCGAAGTCGCCAACGTGCTGCGCGAACTCGGAGAATTTCGCCGCGTCGCCTTCGCCGATCCGCTGAAAAGCATGCTCGCAGCGGTCGGTTTCACCCATGCGCAGCTCTACGGCGACGAAAAGGCGACCCCGATCCCCGAATTGGGCGGCGTCACACCGCGTCACGCCATGCAGCAGTTGGGGACCGAGTGGGGTCGCAACCTGATCCACCCGGAAATCTGGATCACGCTCTGGAAAAAGCAGGCCGAGGGCATGCTGGAGCGCGCCCACCATGTTGTCGCTGACGATGTGCGCTTCCCGAACGAGGTCGCGGCCATCAAGGCGCTCGGCGGCCAGGTCTGGCGCATTGTTCGGCCCGGCATCGAGACCATGGGACACGCCTCGGAGACCGAAATCGCCAATCTGGAGGCGGATTGCGTCATCCACAACAACGCCAACCTCCATCAACTGCGCATGGCGGCCATCGGCCTGATGGGGATGGCGAGCCGGGCGTGAGGTGTAACCGCCGGGAGATCGCCGACATCCTCGGGATCACCATGCCGACCGTGACGGCGTGGGTCGATAAGGACGGCATGCCGTACACCCGGCAGGGCAGCAAAGGCGTGGAGTGGGAGTTCGACACCGCCGAGGTCATCAATTGGTTCGCTGCGCATAAGTTCAAGGCGCGCGACGGCCGCGCCAAGCCGCGCAGCGCCAGGGACGACCCCTTCGTGCCGCCCGGCGAGGGCGTCGAGAGCGAGGACGAGGCCAAGGCCCGCAAAGAGCGCGCCCTGGCCGACATCAACGAGCTGAAAGCCGCCCGCGAGGCCGGCCTGGTCGTGCCGATCGACGAGGTGGAGGCGATCGTCGTCGAGGAGAACGCCCGCGTCCGCACGCGGCTGCTCGGCATCCCGACGAAGCTCCGGCCGACCGTCATGGTGCTCATGAACAACAGCCGGGAGGCCGCCGAAAAGGTCATTGCCGCCGCCGAGAAGGAAATCCTGGGCGCGCTCGCCGAGGTGAAGTCGTGGGCACCGACCCCAGAAGACGGCGATGGCAGCGAGTAAGTATGGCGTCGTCGAGCGCATCAGGGACGACGCCCGACAGCGCCTAGGCGACGCCGTCAGGGGCGCGCTGGCCCGCGCCTACTCCCCGCCGCCGAAACTGACTGTGAGCGAGTGGGCCGACCGCTACCGCTTCCTGCCGTCCGAGTCCGCCGCCGAGCCCGGCAAGTGGGACACGGCTCGCGTCGAGCCCGCGCGCGGGGTGATGGACGCCTTCTCCGACCCCCTCGTGGAGAAGGTCACGGTCATGTCGAGCGCGCAGCTCCTCAAGACCGAGGCGCTGCTGAACGTCATCGGCTACTACGCCCATGGCGATCCCGCGCCAATCCTCGTGCTCCAGCCGAGCGTCGACATGGCCGAGGCCTTCTCGAAGGACCGCATGTCGCCGTCGATCCGCGACACGCCCGTCCTGAAGCGCATCTTCAACGACAAGGGCAACGCATCGAGCGAGACGATCCTGCTGAAATCGTTCCCCGGCGGGCGCGTCACCATGGTCGGCGCGAACGCCCCGGCTGGCCTGGCGTCCCGCCCGATCCGGGTCGTTTTGGCGGATGAGGTGGATCGCTATCCAGTCAGCGCCGGCCGCGAAGGCGACCCGGTGGGCCTGGCCAGTGAGCGGACGGAGACCTTCTGGAACCGCAAGATCGGGCTCTTCTCGACGCCCACGATCAAAGGTGAGAGCCGGATCGAGGCATCGTTCCTCGAAGGCGATCAGCGCCGCTACCATCTCACGTGCCCGCACTGCGACCACGCGCAGCACCTCGTCTGGAGTCAGGTGAAGTGGGGGCCGGAGGTCGGCCTTGCGCCCGAGGACGCCGCCTATTTCTGCGAGGGATGTGGCTCCCAGTGGTCCGAGGCTGAGCGGCTGGAGGCGATCAAGGGCGGACGGTGGATCGCGACCGAGCCCTTCAAGGGCCACGCCAGCTTCCACATCAACCGGCTGGCCTCGCCGTGGACGACCATCGGCAAGATCGTCAAGAAGTTCCTCGAATCCAAAGGGCACCCGGAACTGCTGAAGCAGTTCATCAATACAGTCCTCGGAGAAACGTGGGAAGAAGGCGGTGAGCGCGCCGACCCTGACAGCCTCTACGGCAGGCGCGAGGTCTACGAGGCCGGCTATGTCGACGCCTATGGCCCAGACGCGCCCAAGGGCGTCCTGCCGGCCGCCGTGGGCCTCATCACGGCCGGCGTCGACATACAGGGGAACCGTTTCGAGTGCGAAATTGTCGGCTGGGGCGCTCATGAGGAGCGCCACTCACTCGACTACATCGTCCACTTCGCCGACCCGACCGCGCCCGCTTTCTGGGCGGCGCTCGACGACGTGATTCGCCGACAATTCCAGCACCCGAGCGGCGTGCGGATGAAGATCGCCATTACCTGCATCGACTCCGGCTTCATGACGCAGGCGGTCCATGACTACTGCCGGCCCCGGTACGGCTGGGGCGTGCGGGCGATCAAGGGCATTCAGGGGCCTGGCCGGTCGATCTGGCCGAAGAAGGCGACGACCAACCAAGCCAAGAACACGGACACCTTCATCGTCGGAGTCGACACGGCGAAGAACTCCATGCAGCAGCGGCTCATGATCCGTGAGCGCGGGCCGGGGTTCTGCCACTTCCCGAAACGCTACCCCTACGAGACCGCCTATTTTGAGCAACTGACAGTCGAGAAGGCGATCACGAAATACAAAAACGGACACGCGTTTAAGGTCTGGGAAAAGGCCGACAACGCCAGGAACGAGGCGTGGGACTGCTGCGTCTACAGCTATGCCGCGTTCTTCTCCGCGGGCGTCGATGTTGGCCGCCGACTTGCTGAACTGAACGCGTCTTTAGAGGCGAAAAAGGCCTCTCTTGAGCCGGTGAAGATCGCCGCGCCTGGCGGCCCCGCGCGCCGCGTGCGCAACTCCGGCATATCGGCTTGATGACAGGGTTAAAACCATGTATGGCAACATTCCGGGTATGAAGAGGGCGACATGATCGAGGCCGAGACCGCGGCGGAATCCGCCCCAAAGAGAGCCCTGTCGATTCCCCTGGTACGCGAAGACCTGGGGCGCATCTGGGGCCTGGGCCGCGCGATCACCCGCGCCGAACTGGCCCGTGCGCTCGACCTGTCGCCGCGATTCGGCGGCTCGCACATCTCGAAACTGGAGTCGGGCAAGACGACATTGTCCGGCCCGATCGAGGTCGCGATTCGAATGATGCTTGACGGCGCGCGCCCATACACGATGGAACACGTGATCAAGCCTGGGTATCCGCGGGGGCCTGCCAGATGATTATCGTTTTGCTACTCTTCGCCTTCGGCATCTTCGCGTTCTGCGTGGAGCTGCGTCGGAACTGGAGACAGCGCCGCGCAGAGGACAAGGTGGTCGACACCATCCTGCGCGACAAGAAGTAGGGCCACCCAACCCGCCCCAAGGCCTCGTAGAGGCCACCGTACTCTGCCGGCATGGCGACTGCCGGCTCCCCGACCTATTATCGCGACAGCCTCAATGAGGTGAACGCCGCCATCACGGCCATCGCGACGCGCGGTCAGCGCTATCGCATCGGCGACCGTGAACTGTGGCGCGGAGACCTAGAATGGCTGACGGCCGAGCGCCGCCGGCTTGAGCCACTGGCGGCCCGCGAGGGCACGGGCGGGATTCGTATTCGGCGGGTGATCCCGCTGTGAAGCTGCCAAAGCCGAACTTCTTCGAGCGCGCCCTAGCTGCGGTCGCGCCGAAAGCGGCCGCGACGAGCTACCTCGGTCGCACCGGCTTCTACAACATCGGACAATACACGGGCGCGCGCCACGAGCGCACGTCGATGAAGAACTGGAACCCGTTCGCGGGTTCGGCCGACGCCGACACGATCGGCGATCTCACGACGCTTCGCTCGCGCTCGCGCGACCTGACCCGAAATGCCGGCATCGCCCGCGGCGCGTTGAGGACCAGCCGCGTCAACATCGTCGGGTCCGGCCTGAAGCTGAAGCCCCAGATCAACCGCACCGTGCTAGGCATCGCCGACGCCGCAGCGGAGACCTGGGAAGAAAACGTCGGATCGCTGTTCGACATATGGGCGTCGTCGAAACTCGCCGACCTGACCCAGACCCAGAACTTCTACGAGATGCAGGCGCTCGCCTTCACGAGCACCTTCGAGAGCGGCGACGTGTTCGCGCTTCGTCGCTACAAGGAGCGTGGCGGCTTTCTCGGCCTGGCCATCCAGCTTCTCGAAGCCGACCGCGTCTGCACCCCCTACGCCAAACAGGCGGATTTCCATTACCGCGACGGAGTGGAGATCGACGACGACGGCACGCCTGTCGCCTACCACGTCCTGAACCGGCACCCCGGCGACGCCATCGTCAACGGCGCGTTCTTCACGCCGGCCGACTGGACGCGGGTGTCGGCCGAAGGGGAGGGCGGGGACGCCCTGATCCTGCACCTGTTCGACAAGGAGCGGGTCGGCCAGTCGCGCGGCGTGCCCTCGCTCGCCCCTGTGATCGAAGACCTGAAGCAGCTCGACCGCTACGCCGAGGCCGAACTGATGGCGGCCGTGGTCTCCGCCTTTTTCACCGTCTTCATCAAAAATCAGAACGGTTCGCCGAACGACATCATCGGCGAGAGCCTGCACGATCCGAACCACCTCGGCCCCGCCTCCATTCCCTCGAACCAAGTCGCGCTCGGCTCCGGCTCGGTCGTCGAGCTGGGTGCTGGCGAAAGCATCGAGACCGCGAACCCGGCACGGCCGAACGCCAATTTCGACCCGTTCTTCCTCGCCATCATCCGCAAAATCGGCATCTCGCTCGGCATCCCCTACGAGGTGCTGATCATGCACTTCTCGTCGAGCTATTCGGCGAGCCGTGCAGCGCTGGAGGTGGCCTGGCAGTTCTTCATGGACCGCCGCGTGTGGCTGGCCCGCAACTTCTGCCAGCCGACCTATGCGTGGTTCCTGTCAGAGTCGATCGCGCGCGGCGTGATCAAGGCCCCCGGCTTCTTCGAGGACCCCATTCTTCGCGCGGCTTGGTGCGGCTCGGAGTGGATCGGCCCGGCGCGGATCGTGCTCGACCCGCTGAAGGAGGCCAACGCCGAGCAGGCGTGGATGGATTCCGGCGTCAAGACCCTCGAACAGGTCACGATCAATCAGACCGGCGGCAACTGGAAGCACAACACCAAGCAGCGCGGCGTCGAGCGGCGCGAGCGGATCAAGGAGAACCTTGAGCCCGCCGAGCCACCCGGCACGGAGTCGTCAACCGGCCGGCCGCTTCAGAGTGGCGGCGCGGCCGCGCCCGCCGGCGGCGCACCGAAGAAGGACACCAAGAAATGAGGGCTCTGGAGGCCGCGCTGAACGCCGTCTGGGCGATGGAGGAGGGCGCGCTTGAGACGCTGCTGTCCGTCGCCGCGCGCGAGAACCTTGACGTCACCCCAGAGGCGCTTGAGGCCTATCGGGCGAAGACGCTGGAGAGCGCCGACCGCGCCACCGTGCGCGACGGAGTGGCGATCATCGACGTGCGCGGCTCACTGTTCAAGCGCGCCAACTTCTTCACCGCGATCTCCGGCGCGACCTCCTACGACACCCTGCGCCGAGATTTCCAGGCGGCGCTCGACGACCGCACGGTCAACTCGATCCTGCTGAACATCGACTCGCCTGGCGGCGAGGCGAGCGGCACTGCCGAGCTTGCCCAGGCGATCTACGGCGCGCGCGGCAAGAAGCCGGTCACCGCCTATGTCGGTGGCATGGGCGCAAGCGCGGCCTATTGGATCGCCAGCGCGGCCGACAAGATCGTGGTCGACCCCACAGCGCTGCTCGGCTCGATCGGCGTGCAGATGGGCATGCGCGTGTCAGGTGAGCCCAAGGATGGCTCCAAGGCCTATCGCTTCGTCTCCTCACAGTCGCCGGACAAGAACGCCGGCCCCGAGACTGAAGCCGGCGCGAAGGGCATCCAGAAGATGGTCGACGCGATGGCCCAGGTCTTCGTCGAGAACGTCGCGCGCAATCGCGGCGTGGATACCGAAACGGTCCTGAACAACTTCGGGAAGGGCGGCATCTTCGTCGGCAAGGATGCGGTGGAAGCCGGCCTGGCCGACAGCTTGGGGAACTTCGAGTCCGTGCTCGCGGAACTCTCCTCTGGATCGAGGTCAACTCGCAGCAAAGGGATGTCGATGAGCGAGATCGTTGAGAAGCCGGCCGCGACCGTCGAAGTGGTCGATGTGGCCGCTCAGGTCGCTGCGGCCGTCGCCGCCGACCGCGTCGCCGAGCGCACCCGCATTGCGGGCCTGAACAAGATGGCCAAGTCCTTCGGCGTCGCCGACGACGCGCTGAGCACGGCCATCAATGACGGCACCACCGTCGAGGCTTTCGGCTTGGCGGCCGCCGATGTCGTAGCCGCCGCGAACGCCAAGCGCATCGAGGTGCTGAAGGCCGACGAAACCAAGGTCGCCGAGGTGAAGCCCTCGACCGCTCCGCTCGTCGAGCAGACCGACGCGAGCGCCGCCGACAAGCTCGCCGCTGAAATCGCCGGCTTCGCGCCGCCCTCGGCCACGGCCGAGAAGTAAGGGAACCCTCGACCGATGGTCAACACCATGAAGAGCCGGACGAACGGCGTGAACTCGGAGGGCGTGTACGCGCCCGACGAACTCATTGTCGTCGTCGAGATCGGCAAGAAGCTCACCGTCGCTTCCGGCGCTGGCGTGCTGACGCGCGGCACCGTCCTCGGCAAGATCGCCTCGGGCGCGGCCACCGCTGTCGCCAAGAGCGGCGGCAACACCGGCAACGGCACCATCTCCGCGGTGACCATCCAAAACCCCGACAAGGTCGGGGTCTACAGCGTCCGCTTCACCGCCGCGACCGTCTTCACGGTCGAAGACCCCGATGGCTTCGTGCTGGCGGTCAACGGCGCGACCGGCGCGGCCTTCGCCGACGACCTCGGCTTCACCATCACCGCTGGCGGCACCCCCTTCGTGGCCGGCGACGGCTTCGACATCACCGTGGCCGCCGGCTCCGGCAAGGTGACCGCCGCGCAGACGGCCAGCAAAGACGGCTCGCAGACCCCCTACGCCATCCTGGCGGAAGACGTGGACGCGACCTCGGCCGACGCCGACGCCATGGTCTACATGGCCGGCACTTTCAACAGCAACTTCCTCGTCTACGGCACGGGCCACTCGCTCGCCACCGTCTTCGATCCCCTGCGCATGGTGGACATCCACCTTGTCGCGGGCCTGGCCTATTAAGAGGGGACGGCAACTCCAATGAGCGTCGGAATTTTCGATACTGCCGTCCTGAACCGGGTGGTGGAGACCTACGTCCAACCGATCGACTTCTTCCTGTCGAACTTCTTCGGCGGCACGCAAGTCTCGGACGTCGAGGAAATCTACTTCGACGTGGTGACCGATACCCATCGGCGCATCACCCCGGTCGTGTCCCCGCTCGTGCAGGGCAAGGTCGTCGAGGGCATGGGCTACTCGACCAAGAGCTTCGCGCCGGCCTACCTGAAGGATAAGCGGGTCTTCACCCCGAACAAGTTCTTCAACCGCATCGCGGGCGAGAAGATCGGCGGCAGCCTGACCCCGCAACAGCGCCTTCAGGCGTCGGTCGCGTGGCACCTCAACGACCAGATGCGGATGCTGAACCGGCGTCTGGAAGTCTGGGCGGCGGAGACCATCCGGCGCGGCAAGTGCAAGATCGAGGGTGAGGGTTACCCCGCGGTCGATGTCGACTTCCTGCGTGACGCGTCGCAGACCATCACCCTGGCAGGCGGCAACGTCTGGGGCACGGCCGGCGTGATCACCAACGGCGTTTCGCCGCTGGCGAACATCGAGGCCTGGTCGGAGCTGATCTTCTCCAACAGCCAAGTGGTCGCCAAGACGGTGATCATGGACCTGGCGGCGTGGAAGCTGCTGCGGCAGGACCCCGCGTTCACCCTGCTGCTGTCCAACCAGCGCCGGCAGATGGGCGAGGCCAACATCCAGACCGGCCCGATGCTGCTCGGCACCGACCGGACCCGCTACATGGGCCATGCCGGCGACTTCGACTTCTGGGTATACTCGGGCCGCTATATCGACCCGATCACCGGCACCGACACGCCGATGCTGCCGGCCAACACGGTGATCCTGTGCAGCCCCGCCGACACCGAGGGCGTGCAGCACTACGGCGCGATCAAGGACCTGAAGGCCGGCCTTCAGCCTCGCCAGCTTTTCGTCAAGTCGTGGGAGGAGGAAGACCCCTCGGCCCGCTACTTCCTGATGCAGTCCGCGCCGCTGCTGGTCCCGTACCGGCCGAACGCGACGCTCTGCGCGACGGTAGCCTAAGCCCATGCGTATCACCCCTACGCATGGCGTTCTGCACGGGCCGGAGGGCATCTGCCCTCCGCTGCCCTACCTCGTGGTCGACGACAACGAGGGGCTGCTGCTCATCGAGCGTGGCCTGGTCAACGAGTTCATCGAACAGGGCGAGCTTCACCTGCCGCCCGAACACGATACGGCGGACGGCGCGGGGAACCACCCCGAAGTCGTCGCCGAAACACCTTCCGTTGGGGTGGCGGAGGCAGGCTCGGGCGGAGCGGCTACGGCTGTGACGTCCGAGCCGGTCCTGCCCGCCAATGAGCGGCTGCACGAGATCGCCGAGCACATCCACCTGCTGGAGCCCGACGACTACGTGAAGACCGGCGCGCGCGCCGGCAAGCCGAAGCTCGACGTGCTCAAGGCCGTGCTCGGCTACGACATCACGTCCGACGAGGTCGATCAGGCGCTCGCGCTGGCGATCGGCGATGCGTGAAGGCTGGGGCGGCGTAGACGCGCCCCGATAAGGGGATAGCCCATGGCCATCGAGACGGACGAAGACCGGCTCGCCTTCGTGGACCCCGACGAGTTCGGGGCCACCGCCACCTTCACGCTGAACGGCGGCGCGGTCCTGACGGACGTACCCGGCATCTACGACGATCCGAACGTCACCAAGGGCCTGCGGCAGAACAACCAGTTCAGCTATAGCCAGGGCCAGGACGTGTCCGGCGACAAGCCAGAGTTCCACTGCCTCACCTCGGCGATCCCCGGCGTGAAGAACGGCCGGGCGACCGTCGTCATTGGCGGCGAAAACTTCTCCGTCTTCAACGTCCAGCACGACGGCACCGGCATGACGTGCGTCCGCCTGATGAGGGCCTGATGCACCCGAGGAAAGCCATCCGAGCGGCGTTCAAGGCCCGCCTGCTGAACGCGACCGCCTGCCAGGACCGCGTCTTCGCGACCATGACGCCGCCGGTCGACCTGAACGGCGTGCTCTCCGCCGAAGGCCCGGTCATGCTGATCTACCTGCGCCACGAGGAGGAGCGGGAAGAGGACTATCCGGCCGATCGCCAGGACGGCGCGTTCCGCCGCCGTATGGAAGTGACGATCGAGGTGCTGGCCGTTGGCGCGGAGGTCGACGATCTGCTCGACGACATCGCCGAGGAGATCGAGGCATTGCTGGAGAATTGGGAGGTTCCCGGCTTCCCGGCGGTCGACCCGCTGCTGATGTCTTCCCAGATCGATGTGACCGACGCCCAAGACCGCATCCTGGGCGGCCTCTTCATGGGCTATCACCTGAAGGCCTGGTCGCCCTACCGCGCGGACACGAGCCCTGGCTGGATTCCGACCGAGGTGTTCGTGAAGCCACAAGCGCCCGCGCCGTCCGAAGAGATCATCTTCAACCCGGATGTGCCGTGATGCTGCTGATCTCCCGTGATCCTGGCGGCACGAGCGGAGTCGGCTCCTATGAGATGACCGAGGCGGAGCGCCGCGTCGCCGATGTGGTGAAGTACGGAGTCGTGACGGCGGTCGACTACTCCGACACGACCAGCCCACGCGTGCGGGTAGGGATCGGCGATTCCGCCGACGAGGACGGCTATATCGAGACCGACTGGCTTCCCATGGCTACGGGCCGCTCGAACGAGTGGAACCCGCTGAAGGTCGGGGAGTCCGCTCTCATCCACTCCGAGTCGGGCGAGCTTCAGAACGGCGTCGTCGGCCACTCGATCCACAACGACACGCACCCCGCGCCAGGCAACCGGCCGGACCTCTGGCGCAAGCAGTTCACGGACGGCTCGGTCATCGAGTACGACGAGGCGGCCGGCGCGCTGAAGTTCACTAGCCACACGAAGGTCGACGTCATCGTGGGGGACGCCTCCCTACACATGGAGAACGGCTCGCTCGTGCTTACGGCCGGCGGCCAGACCCTCACGCTCGACTCCGGCGGCCTGAAACACGGCAGCAAAAACGTCGGCGACACGCACACCCACACCGATCCGCAGGGCGGAATCACGGGAGCGCCAGTATGACCGCGGGCACCGGGATTGATCGGCGAACGGGGGGCATCCTGTCGGGCTGGGCTCACGTCCAGCAGAGCCTCGAAGTTCTGTTCACCACAGCCCGAGAAAGCCGCGTCATGCGCCGGGCTGTCGGATCGTCCGTGCCACGCATGGTCGATCAGCCGATGAATCAGGTGACGCTCATCGACTTCTACGCCGCCGTCGCCAAGGCGATCCGAGACTACGAGCCCAGATTCAAGGTCTCGAAGATGAGCGTGCAGTCGGCGAGCAGCGGCCAACTGACCATCGCTATCCAAGGTGTCTATTACCCAAGGGGCCATCTGGGCGACTTTTCGGTCTCAGAACCGCAAGTCGTGAGTGTGCCGCTGTGAACCTAGCCAAGATTCATCTGCGCCTAGGTAGCGGCCACACGCGCTGCGGAATTGGGCTGTGGAGCTGCGTCGATGCGGTGACCTTCGTGCCGTTCATCGTCACCTGCGCCGCCTGCAAGCGCGCCATGCGGCCGAGGCAAACGGCATGACTGAGCGCTTCGTCTCCGCCAACCTCGACCTCTCGCGCCTGCCGCCTCCCCAGGTCGTGCAGGCGGTCGACTATGAGGCGATCCTGGCGGCGCGCATGGCGGACCTGAAGGCACGCCTGACGGCGGCCGGCATCGCCTACGACGTCGACACGCTGGAGACCGATCCCGCCGGCATCCTTCAGCAGGAGGACGCCTACCGCGAAGCGCTCGACCTGGCCGCGATCAATGACGCCGCGCGCTCGGTCATGCTCGCGTTCGCGATCGACGGGAACCTCGACAACCTGGCCGCCTTCTACGGCGTCGAGCGCCTGACTATCACGCCGGCAAACCCGAGCACGGGCGCGGCGGCCGTGATGGAGAGTAACGACGATCTCCGCGTGCGCGTGACCCTCGCGCCCGAGGCGCTGCCCTACGCCGGCATGACTGGCGGCGGCTACCGCTCGCTGGCGCTGCTGACCGCGTCGTCCGTAAAGGATGTCACCACGATCAAGCGCTCCGGCGGCCGAGTCGACGTGATCCTGTTGGGCCGGACGGGAGATGGCACGGTTGGCACCGACGTCGTGAATTCGGTCGCCAAGGTCTTCCTCGACGATTCGGCCACGCAGTTGACAGACGTGGTGGCGGTGCGCTCCGTCGCACCCGTCAACTACACCGTCGCGATCAAGCTACTGATCCCGATCGGCCCCGACCCCGCTGTGGTGCGTGCCGCCGCTCAGGCGGCGGTGCAGACCTACGCCGATGCGCGCCACCGTGCGGGCCTGACCGTCTACGCCAATGGGCTCCTGGCGGCCGCCAAGGTAGGCGGCGTCGAAAATGCGGTCCCCGTTGGGTCGCTGGTCGACCTGATCCCGGCCGCTGATCAGACCTACTATTGCACAGGCATCACGATCAGCTCCGAGGCGGTCTAAATGACCGTCCCGTCGCTGCTTCCGTCGAACCGGACGCCTTGGGAACTTGCGCTCTCGAACACGAGCGGCGCACGCCGACTTCTGCCCACCTCGCTCGTCGCGTCGCTGTGGAATGTCGACACATGCCCGGCTCGCCTGCTGGGTTGGATGGCGCAGCAGTTTTCACTCGACGTCTGGGACGAGGCCTGGCCCGAGACCGAGAAGCGCGAGACCATCCGCAAGGCGCTGCTGCTGCACCGCCTGAAGACCACGGCCGCCGGCATCAAGCAGCACGTGGCGCTGACCGGGGCGACCGTCAAGCGGATCATCCGCCCGCCCGGCGGCGGCTTCCTATACGCGGCGATGACGGCGGATCAACGCAAGGCATGGCTCGACAGCCTGCCTCAGGTGCGAATCTATCCGTTCGCCACGCGCACGGAAATTCGGGCGAAGTGTATGTTCCTGAGTGGGCCGGGCGGGAAGCGCTTCCACACGAGGGAAGCGATCACGCTCGACGGGGTGGGGAGTTATTCCCCGGTGGGCTTCCCCGTCCAGACCACGATTAATGTCCAGCGGACGGTCGTCGGATTCATGAGCGCGTCGCGCGGCCGCGCACTCTCTGGCCGGCGCGCCACACTCTACGATCTGGGCGTGGAGACCGACATCCAATACGAGGCGCTGGACGGCATCGCCGCCGAGCGCGTGCTGATTAGCGGAGCCCGCAAGCGGACCTGGCACGGCCACGGCTTCGAGGGGAGCGGCCACCTCCAATCCACCGACGCCGCGACCAAGATCGTCACGGTGAGCCTCTCGGACGACAACGAGATGTTCGCGGTCGGGCGGGGGGTCGACGTGGTGGACGTGCGCCCGCAGCGCATCTCCCAGCCTCGCGTTGCGCCGGCTGCGCGCGCGTTCTGCGGCCGATTCCGAGCCGGCACCTTCCTGCGCACGAGCTACGCGCCGCTGATGATCTACGATCGCATCTCGCTCCTCACGCCCGACCGGATGGGGGTGCAGCGCAAGACGCGCAGCTATCACGGCCACGGCCGGTTCGGCATCGCGCCATACACGGCCGAGCTGCGCATCCGCGTGCCCATGAAGCGCGGCGTCCGGCGCGCCGGGCGCTGGCACGGCGCGGGCTACAGGCAGGCGGCGGACATGGGGCCGCTTACGAGGGCTATTGAAGCCGTCCGCGTCTCCAAGGCCTTCCGCGATACCGTTCTGATCGACACGGCCACCTATGGCCAGGTGCATTTCTCCAGCGGCCTACGCTTCGGGGACTTCACCTTCGGTGAAATAAAAGAGGTCGCCTAGAATGGAAAGCCGCGTCACCTTCTACGACGGCATGGACAATGACCCTGCCGACTACACCAAGATGCAGGACTATATCCAAGGGTCCTTCGATGACTTGGTGGGTGACTCGGTAACTGCGGATCGGAAGTACGCTGGCCTCGTGGCGACCAAGACGGCCGCAGCCGTCGTGACAGTGTCCGTTGGCCGCCTCTATTCGGCCGGCAAGGTCTACGTCATGGCCACTCCGCTCGTGAAAGATTTCACCACCTCGTTGCCGGTGTCCACCAAGAAGATCGCGACCATCGCGATTTGGGGCACGGAAGTCGACACCGACAACGCGCCGCGCGAATTCCTGATCAACGAAGAGACCGGCGCGTCCGAGCCACGCACCGTCTCCCAGACGCACGCTCGCGTGGTCAACATCGGCGTCTCCTATGGCTCCGAGTCGCCCGATCCGGTCTCCCCGATCCTCGACGCGGGCGTCCTCGCGGTGGCGACCGTCGTGCTGTCGCCGACTGGCGTCGTCTCCGTAACCATGGTGGCGGCGAACGCGCTCGATAGCGTGTCCAGCGTCTCCGCCCGCGCCGCCGTACTGGAGGCGTTCGAGGCTGTCGCCGCGCCGCAGATCGTGTCGCTGGGCTCCGACCTGGCCAAGCTCGCCAGCAAGACCACGGGCCTGGTCGGCGTCGAGGTCTACGGGCGCTCACTGGCGCGTCTGGCGGTGCTGGAAGCCAAGAATGGAATCCCTTCGGCCGCCGCCGACTCGGCCGCCGACTTCTTCCTGTCTCAGACCACCAGCGACCTGACGAACGCCAACTTCCAGGCCAAGGTGCAGGAAGGCATTCGCTTCGCCGACCTGAACGCCAATGTCACGGCGCTCGGCATCTTCAACTCGCTGGATGCGAATGCGAAGATCGTGGGAGGCGTGCTGTTCCCCGCCTACGACCGCGCGCAGCGCATGACGGTCGGACCCCAGCAGGGCGAGGTGCAGGTTTCCGCCTACACCTACCAGACCCACGCCATGGTGCAGAAGATGATGTCGCGCACGCGCATCAGATACGGCACCGCCTTCACGGTTTGCACGAACTCGGCCTGGTGGCTGTCCGGCCAGTATGACCCGCTCGGCCAGACCTTCCAGAAGGACGGCGAGACGTTCGCTGTCGACAGCATCACGGCCACGCAATTCGGCGCAGGCCACGATGCCGTTCGCGTCGAGGAGTTCTGGTACGACACCTACGAAGAGCCGTATTGGGAAGAGGTCACCACCAGCTACAGCGTGCCCGGCGCGCAGGTGGCCGAGACCTTCCTGAACGCGAACGATATGTGGCTCGACGCGGTCGGCCTGACCTTCACGCGCCTGGCGGCCACGGGCGGCATCACGCTCGCGATCTGCGAAGTGGACCGCGGTTCGCCCGATCTGGCCAACGCCGTCTGCAAGGTCGACGTCGATCGCTCGGCGCTCGTCCTGAACGCTGAAACGCAAATCCCCGTTGGCCCCATCTTCCTGAAGGGCGGCACGCGCTACGCCTTCGTGGTGATCACGGCGGCTGACCACTGGCTCGCCACGACGCAGGGCTCCAACTTCCCGCAGGGCACCTTCTTCTACGTGCTGGACGGTGCGTATCAGCAGGGCGACGGCACCCGCGACCTGTGCTTCTCGCTCTACGCGGCGAAATTCCGTCAATCGCGCACCGTGATCCCGATGACGGCCCTGACGCTGTCGGGCGGCATCACCACCATCGACATCCTGGCCGCATCCATCGTGCCAGGGTCGACCGATCTCACCTACGAAGTGCAGGTGGGCAGCTCGTGGCTTCCGCTCCAGCAGGCGACGGTGGCCGCGCTGACGGCCGGCGGCAACATCCCGCCGCTGCTGCCGCTGCGCGCCGTCTTCACCGGCACGCCCGACGTGATGCCCTGCGTCACGCTGACCAACTCTCAGGTCAAGGTGTCGATCCCGCGCACCACGCTGGCCCACATCTCGACGGCGCGGACCCTGCCGGCTCCGTCGACCAGCATCCGCGTGATCGCGCGTCTGGAAGGCGGCTTCGACGCCGCGCACCACACGGCGCTCTGCAAGCTGCGCTCCGGCGCGGGCTACACGACGCTCACCAGCGCCTCGTCCTTCGTCGATGTGGCGCAGGTGGATGGCGCGATCGAGCGGACGTGGCTGTTTAACCTCGGCTCGGCACTCAGCAGCTACAAGATCGAATTCGACGCCACGACGGACTCAGCGCTCAACATCTTCCACTTCGCCTGGCGCAAAGACTACGCGCTCTAAGGGGGCCTGACCAACGATGGCGATCACCTACCAGAACTCGACGATCGGATACTACCGTGTGACGCTCAACAAGCGTTGGGTGCATGAGGAGTTCACCTTCAAGCCGTCGTTCGACAACATCACGGTCGACCAAACGACTTTGGACCTCATGATCGCGGACGACGTGGTCGCGACGGTGAATCCGCTCGGCTGATCATGGGAACGCTCCCGACAGAGCTGGACTTCGTCGCCAATCCGGTCGCCTCGCCAGATCGGATGAACGCGGCGATGGCCTACATCATCGCGCGCCTGCGGGCGCTCGAAGCGGTGACTCCTGACTTCGTGGCGGCGATCGACTCGCTGAAGCAGGTGGGCCTCGATCGTCTGACTGCGGCCCTGATTCCGGTCTTCGATCAGGCGACGAATATCGGCGACACCCTACAGACGCTTTCCGATCACTGGACGGCCATCGACCTCCCGGCGCAGATGGAGGCCCAGGTTCTTTCGGACCTTCGCGGCGGCGCGCCGACAGAGTTCAACACGCTGGCCAAGATGGCGACCGCCGTCGAGACCTACCGCTCGAAGTACCTCGGCCCGCACACGACCGCACCGACGCTGGACGACAACGGCGATCCCGTCGCGACCGGCGCGCTGTTCTTCGACACGACACTGAGCAAGATGCGCGTCTTCAACGGGGCGACGTGGGTCGACACAGGCTCGATCGTGCAGGGAATCTTGCAGCGCCAGGCGTTCACGGCTGCCGGCGGCGAGACCTCCGTGGCCGTCACGGGCGGGTATGACCCCGGCAACATCATCGTGGCGAAGAACGGCCTGACGGTGCTGCCGAGCGACGTGACCGTGATATCCGGCACGAACATCGTCTTCGCGGTCGCGTTGACGGCCGGCGACAAAGTGTCGTGGACGAAGTTCACCGCCATCACAATATCGACGGTCTACCTCAAGAGCGAGGTGGATGACCTCCTCGACGAAGTCACCGCACTCGCGCTCGCGCTCTAAGGACGGCACCCCATGGCACTCACCAATCCGCCGCTCTACTCGAAGACCATCTTCACGGCCATTCCGGTTACCACTGGCGCGAAGACGAGCGACACCAACGTCACGGGCGCGGTCGCGGCCTTTACCGTGCCGAGCGACGGTAGCGTGAAGTTCCGGCGGGTGCGCAAGGTGACGGTGAAGCCGCTCGCCCAGGTGACGACCGCGACCCGCCAGAAGGTCTATGTGGCGAAGTCCGCTGCGACCAGCGTGCTCGGCCTGCTGCGCGACCGCCTTCAGGCGACCATGGCGGCCTTCAACGAGAACATCTCAACGCCAGAGATCGACTTTAACTACGGCGACGCGGATTACGTTGACCTCCAGCCAGGTGACGTCTTCTACGTCGCGTCGGGAGTCGCGTTGACCGCCGGCTTCCAATGGGAAATCCAAGCCGAGGACTACTGATGTCCGACTACGGGCGGTTCGGGCGGTTCTCGCCCAGGCGCGGCGGCGCGGTATCGGCGGCCGGCCTGCCAGCCATCCCGTTGCAGCGGGAGACGAGCGACCTTCTGTCGAGGTTCTCGACAGCCCCCAGCGCCACCTACAAGAGCGCCCTCAATCAGGCGATCTATCGGTGGAAGCAAGCGGGGGTGTGGTCGCTCTTCCAAGACTTCTACCTCTTCTGCGCCGACACACCAGAAGACAGTCTCCGCAATCTCGTCACTGCGGCGCGGGACGCGACGATCAGCGGGGCTCCGACCTTTACGGCGCTCAAGGGATTCAACGGCCTGGGTGCGAGCGACTATGTGAGCATGCCGTTCGACACAACCGGGCTGGTCGCATTCAGCGGGTGTCTCTGGGCGGGGGCGTTCGACTGCTCCCTAGGTGCCGTGACTCTGATGGGGCAAGGCCCGAACTTTCAAGGGTCGGTCGTCAGCAGGACCTCAGGATCCAACACCGGGGTCTCATTCGGCGTGGCGGGCGCGGTCGCGTTCCAATCGCAATCCGGCATCGTGGCGGTAGCGATGGGCGCACAGTCCGTTCAAACCATCGTGCCGAGTGGACTCCTCTCAAATGGCGCGGGTTCTGCGGGCTTTACCGCGTCGCCTCTCGTCGCGAACAGCGCAAACCAGGCACGCCTCATGGCTTGGGGAACGCTCCCCTCCGCGAGCGGCGAACTGGTCCGCGGGGCCGTCAGCATCCTCCACACCTTCCTCGAAGACGTGGGCGCGCTGCCGTAAGTCCGGCGAGGCCACCCAACCCGCCCCGACGCCTGGCGATCCCGCGCTTATGGTTCGCTGAGATTTTGGAGGCTGGCCCTTGAGCAGCGATTTCCTTCACGGCGTCGAGGTCATCACCATTGATGACGGCCCTCGTCCGGTCCAAACCATCCGCTCGGCCGTCATCGGCCTGATCGGCACTGCGCCGCTGGCCGATGCCACCGCCTTCCCGCTCGATACTCCGGTCCTCGTCAACAGCCGTGGCGGCTACGCCTTGCTCGGCTTGACCGGAACCCTGCCGGATGCGCTCGCCGGCATCTTCGATCAGTTCGGGGCCTTCGTCGTCGTCGTCCGCGTGGACGCTGGCATGAGCCAAGCGGCCGCCGTGAACAATGTGATCGGCTCGCAGGCGAACATGACGGGCGTATTCGCCTTCAGGAAGTCCGAGACCCTGCTGGGCCTTGCGCCCATGATCCTGATCGCGCCCGGCTTCACCAGCGATCGCCCGGTGGGCGCAACCGCCGCCGCCGTCACGACAGCGGGTGTGGGCTACACCAGCGCCCCGACCGTGACCTTCGCGGGCGGCGGCAGCGACGCGAACAAGGTGCTCCCGACCGGCCACGCCGTCCTCGGCACCGCTGGCGCTGCGGGCACCGTCACCGGCGTCGTCATCGACAACCCCGGCCGGAACATCTCCGGCTCGGTCACCTACACCTTCACTGGTGGCGGCTTCGGCACCGCCGCGACGCCTGGCGCGGTGACCACGGCTGCCGGCGTGAACCCGGTCGCTTCGGCCCTGCTGACGCTGGCGACAATGCAGCGCGCCCATGTGATCGTTGACGGCCCGAACACGACCGACAGCGAGGCGCTCGCCTATCGCAACGACTGGAGCAACCGACGCATCTTCATCGTCGATCCGGCGGTGAAGGTCTACAACGCCGACCCGGCAGTGGCGGCCTACGAGGTCAAACCCGCGTCGGCTCGCGTCGCCGGTCTGATCGCGCGCATCGACTCCCAGGTCGGCTTCTGGAAGTCTCCCTCAAACGAGACCATCAACGGGATCGGCGGCCTCGGCCGCGAGGTGGATTGGGCGCTCGGAGACCCGAACACCCGCGCCAACCTGCTGAACGAGAACGACATCACCACCTTCATCCGCGATGAGGGCTGGCGTCTCTGGGGCAACCGCACGGCGTCCTCGGATGCGAAGTGGTCGTTCCTGGCCGTCTCGCGCACCGCCGACATGATCGACGTGTCGATCCAGAAGGCTCACCGCTGGGCCGTCGACCGGGTGATCAACCGCGCCTACTTCGACGAGGTCGCGGCTTCGGTGAACGCCTATCTGCGCCAACTCAAGGCGCAGGGCGCGATCCTCGGCGGCAAGTGCTGGGTCGATCCCGACTTCAACGCGCCGGCCGACATCGCCGCCGGTCATGCGACCTTCTCCTACGACTTCACGCCGCCGACGCCTGCCGAGCGCGTGACGTTCCGGTCGACGATCACCGACAACTACATCAGCAGCATCTTCGCGCAGGCCTAAGGCAGGACCATGATCCCGAGGATTCTCAAGAACTTCAACCTGTTCATCAACGGTGTTGGATACGCGGGCCTGTGCGACGAAGCCTCGCCGCCGGACGTGAAGATCAAGATGGACGAGCATCGGGCCGGCGGCATGGACGCCAGCTACGAGATCGACATGGGTATGGAAGCCATGTCGATGAAGCTCACGCTGGGCGAGTACGCCCCCGACGTCATCAAGGCGCTCGCCAGCGGCAACCGCATCCAGCTCAAGGGCTCTCTGGTGCGGGACTCCGACGCCACCCGCGTGGCGGTCACCATCGAAGTCGGCGGCCGGTTCAAGAGCTTCACGCCTGGCAACTGGAAGTCCGGCGACAAGACCAGCCCCGAGCACGAGATCACCGTCGACTACTATCGCTGGAATCAGGCTGGCGAAGACCTGTTCGAGATCGACATCGAGAACATGATCCGCGTCGTCGGCGGCGTCGACCAACTGGCCGGTATCCGCGCTGACATCGGCCTCTAATCCGTCAACCACCCCAACGGAAAGACTGAACGATGAGCGTCACGGCAGAGGTGCATCTGGATTTCCCCATCACCGTGGACGGGGAGACCTTCGATAAGTTCACGATGCGCCGGCCGAAGGTGTCCGACAACTTGTGGGCCGCCAAGCTGAAGGGCAGCGACTTCGAGAAGGGCGTGTCCCTCCTGGCTCGCCTGTGCGGAGTCGCTCCCGAGGTGATGGCGGAACTCGACGAATTCGACGCCGGGAGGCTGAACGACCAACTAGAGGCCTTTCGCGGCTCCGGCGCTACCTGACGGGCAGGAGTTCTGGATCGCCGTCCTGGCGCTGATGAAGGTGAGCAAGGGCGGCATGACGGGCGACTTCATCATGGAGATGGACCGCGCCGACTTCGCCGACGCACACGAGGCGGCGGCCGAACTTGAGAGGCAGATCGCCGAGGCGGCGAAGAGGTAGAGGACAGTGGCGGCGCGCGGGCTATCAGTGTTCGTCGACATAGGAGCCAGGGTCGGCTCCTCGGTCAACGCCTCGGCCTCCACCGTCGAGAAGCGCTTCTCGGCCATGGGCCGGAAGTTGAAGATCGCCTCGGCCGAGATGAGCGTGGCCATGTCGCGCTTCAGCTCGGCGGCGACCAGCATCGGCGGCCTGCTGGCGGCGGGTGGCATCGGCTTCACCCTGTCCAAGGCGATCGGCGCGGGCGCGGAACTCGACCACGAAATGCAGGCGCTCCGCAACGCGGGCCGCAACTCGACGCAGGTGGCGCAGGCCATCGCGGCGGCGAACAAGACGATCCTCGATCTGCCGACGTCGACCCTGGCGAGCAACCTCGCCATGATCAACGAGACGACTTCGGCCTTCGGCGACTACGGCCACGCCATCGCCAATGTCGGTCGCAACCAGAAGCTCGCGTTCCTGCTGAACAACTCGTCCGGCGAACACGGCGGAGACGGCCAGTCCACGCAGCAGATCGGCTCGCTGATCCGCATGCTGGAAATGCGCGGCGCGGCCAACGACGAGGGCCGCTACACGCACGAGACGGAGATGGCCTACAAAGCCATGATGTTCACGCGCGGGCGTGTCGGCGGGAACGAGTTCAAGGCCTTCGCTGCGACCGGCAACCCGCTCGTGAAGAGCCTGTCGGACGAATACCTCTACAAGATCGCGCCGTCGCTGATGCAGGAGTACGGCGCGGACCAAGCCGGCACCATGCACCAGGCGCTCACGAACACCATCCTCGGCAAGGTTGGGATGGGCGGCAAGAGCTACGCGGAGGAGTGGCTGCGGCTGGGCCTGCTGGACAAGAGCCAGGCCAAGTTCGCGAACAACGGCTCGATCAAGGGCTGGAAGGCGGGGGCCATCACCGGCACCGACACCTTCCTGCGCAACCCGCTTCAGTGGGCCGAGCAATTCCTGCTGCCGGCGCTCCGGAAGAACGGTGTCAACGCCGACGATCAGATCGCCGTGCAGAAGGAACTTTCGACCCTCGTCGGCAAGAACACCGCCTCGCGCCTGCTGGGCTCGCTGATCAACACGAACGACCGCAAGCGCCTGCATAAGGACGCGGCGTTCACCGATGAAGTGCCAGGCGTCGACAAGACGTACATGAACACCCTGCTGAACGACCCCAAGGCGGGGCCGGCAGCACTGAAGGCGTCGTTCACGAACCTGATGGCCGCGATCTCCGCTCCGGTCCTGATCCCGGCCGCGCGCGCGATGGCGAGACTCGCTGACGGCGTGAACAAGCTGGCCGTGGTCTTCCAGAAGCACCCCCGCCTCGGCAAGGCGGTCTCCGAGATCGTCGTGGCGCTCGCCGGGCTCGTCGCGCTGAGCTTCGTCGGCAAGGTGTTCGAGTTCGTGGCGGCCGGCCTCGGCGTCTTCAGCACGGCGGCGGGGATCGCCGTCAGCGCCATCAAGCCGCTGTTCGGCGCGGTGGGCGCGCTCGGCCCGCAGATTCCACTCATGATGCGGATCGGCGGCGCGCTGCGCATCCTTTTCGTTGAGGGCTTACTCACGGTCGGTTTGCCGATTATCGGCCTCATCGTGGCGCTCGGCGTGGCCATCGCCGTCCTCATTGCCAAGTGGAACGGCATCAAGGCGTTCTTCCGCGGGTTCGCCGATGGGTTCAAGAAGGCGCTCAGCCCCGAAACCAAGGCTGCGATGGAGCGGCTGGGCAGCGCGATCTCCGGCGTGTTCAGCGCGATCGGCAGCGCACTCACGCCCGTGGTCAACTCCTTCTCCGCCTTCTTCGGCTGGATCGGGAAGCTGTTCCTGCCGGCCGACGAGTCGAAGTGGAAGAAGGGTGGCGAGACCTTCGGCGGTGTCGTCGGCGGCATGGTGAACAGCCTCACCGGCTTCATCAACAAGATCGCCGAGGCCATCGAGTCGGTCGGGCGGTTCTTCCACAGCGTCAGCGGCCAAGGCCTTGTCCAGAATGTCGTCAACGGGTTCCTCACGGGCGGCCAGGCTGGCGCGGTAGCTGGAATTGGGCAGACCATCGCAGACGGTATCGGGTGGCCCGCGTCCAGCCTGCCTGCACAACTGCGGCCCCCGCACCGCGCGCTTGGCGGTCCCGTGCGCGGCGGAAGCACCTACGAGATCAACGAGAGCGGCCAGGAACTCTTCGCGCCTGGCCGAAGCGGCTCGATCATCACCGCCCGCGCCACGTCGGCGCTCCTAGCGGCCGCCAACTCGAATGCGCGGGGAGGGGGCTCGACCACCCAGGTCCACGTCGGCGGCATCGTGATCCAAGGCGCGAACGATCCGGCCGCAACGGCGCGTGAAGTCGAGCGGGTGCTGAAGCGCCTAGCTGGCGACGCGAGGGGTTATCTCCATGACTGACAGCACGGTCATGATGGCTCTTGGGGATTTCCGATTCTCAATCAGCACGGCCGCCTACCAAAGTTTGGAGCGGACGGATGAGTGGAGGTGGCCGGCCGTCGAACGGATCGGCGTCGCGCCGGCCCGTCAGTTCGTCGGGCCTGGCGACACCAAGATCACGATGTCAGGCAAGATTTACCCGAGCTTCCAACCGGCGCGAGGCGGGCTCGCCCAAATGTCGACCATGCGAGCCCAAGCTGATCTCGGCACGCCGCTGCTGATGGTCGACGGCAACGGCCGCATCTGGGGCGACTTCGTCATTGAGAGCCTGAAGGAGACTCAGACGGTTTTCTTCAGCGACGGCACCCCGCGCTGCATCGAGTTCGAGATCACGCTGGGGGCGTATGGCGATGAGTGACGCCTTCACGTTTGAAACCTACATCACCCAGGAGGGTGATGCGGCCGACCTGATCATGTTCAAGCGGTTCGGCGACTCCAGCGCGACCGCGACCTTCCTCGACACCAACCCCGGCCTGGCCGAGCGCGGCCCGAAGCTGCCGGCCGGCCTCACGCTGCGCATCCCCGTGCCGGTGCAGAAGGACCGCAAGCAGTCGACGAGGCTGTGGTCGTGAGCAGGACTCCTGCCGCGCGCCTGATCATCGGCGGCAAGGATGTCACCTCGGAGGTCTTCGGCAAGCGCGGGCCGCTGTTCAGCCTGTCAGTGACCGACGAGGCCGGCCGCAAGTCCGACGCCGTCGAGTTGGAACTGGACGACCGCGAGGGATTCAAGGCCCCCGCGCCCAACACTGAAATTCAGGTGTGGCTCGGCTACGAGCCGACGCCCGTCTACATGGGCCGCTACAAGGTCGACCAGTGGACGAAGCGGGGCGGCGACAGCGGCCGGATGCTCCACGTGAGCGCCAAGGCCGCCGAGCTGACCAGCGACATCCGCGCGGCGCGCGCGCGCTCCTACCACGGCAAGACGGTCGGCCAGATCGTCAATGAGGTCGCCGGGCGGCACGGCCTGACGGCGGTGGTGGACCCCGAGGTCGCTGGTCGCCCGATCGGCCACATCGACCAGAGCCACGAGTCCGACGTCCACTTCCTGACGCGCCTGGCGCACCGCAATGGTGCGACCTTCAAGCTGGCGGACGGCAAGATCGTCATCGCCAAGAAGGGCGCGACCAAACTGCCGAGCGGCAGCGCGAAGCCGACGATAACGCTCACGCCCGGCATGGTGGCCACATGGACGGCCACATCGGCGAACCGGGGCGACTACAAGGCAGTGTCGGCGCAGTACGGCGACCATAAGCACGGGCGGCGCGGCCGCGTGCGTTCCGGCGCGGGCAATCCGGAGCATCGCGTGCGCGTGCTCTACGCCACCAAAAACGAGGCGCACCGCGCGTCGTTCGCTGCGCAGCACGACCTCAAGCGCGGCACGGCGAACTTCGAGACTGAGGGTGCGGGCCTGCCGGACGTGTTCGCCGAGTGCGTGATCCTCGCCAAGGGCTTCGATCCAGACGTGGACGGCGAGTACGTCGTGAAGAGCGTCAGGCACGTGCTGGAGAGCCGAGGCTTTCGCACGACGCTGACCATGGAGACGCTGGGCGAGGCGACGGACTCCGAGACGGACACCAGCGACGGGGACACCGAAGCGAGCCCGTAGGGACAGCCGCGCGCGCGTAGCCTGCGCCTCAGAATTGGGGCTCCGCGCGCATGTCCGACAATATGGCTGTGGTCGATGGCCACCAGACTAATCAGACAATCCGCACGACCGAGTCTGGCGGTATCCACACGCCGCACCAAAAGGCGGAGCTTCAGGTCGGCGGCGTGGACGTTGCCTCTGGAAATCCGGTTCCGGTCACGCTCGTCGGCGGCGAAGAGGTGGCGACGACGGTCTCAGAGGGCAGTTCAGCGGTAACGGCGGGCGTCGCCCTCGACCTTATTGCGGCCAGCGCTTCTCCGAGCGGAAAAGCATTTCGCAATCGCGGTCCAAACGACGCCAGTTATCGCGTCGGCGTGACGGCGACCGGATCACCCATCGAGAGAGTCCTATTGGTGGGGGAAGAGAAGCAGCTCCCATACAGGTCCATCCATAAGGTCTCGTTCTACTCTACGGCAGGGACAACTATCGAATGGGAGCAGTGGTCATGAGGCGTCTATTCGCGACTGTCGCGATTGCGGCGTCTCTCATCGCGGGAGCGGCGTCGGCGCAGACCTCGGTCATCCTGCGGAAGCCCGACAATTCGGCCGCGGTGGACCCCGCGACGGCGGGCAATCAGGCGAGCGCGAACGGGAAGCTCGACCAAATTCACACCGACCTCACGGGGGCAACCCCAGCCGGAAGTAATGTTATCGGCAAGGTCGGCCTTGATCAGTCGACCCCGGGCACCACCAACGGCGTGGTCGTGAACTCTTCAGCGCTGCCGTCTGGAGCGGCGACAGCTTCAAATCAAGTGACTGCGAACGGGTCGCTTTCGTCGCTTGACGGAAAAACACCCAGCCTGGGTCAGGCGACCAAGGCTGGCAGTGCCCCCGTCGTGCTGCCGAGCGACCCTGACTACCGCCCAAGCGCCTCCACCATAACCGCCGCGGACAGCGCGACAGCCACCCTGAGTGGCCAGAGTAGCGTCAGCTTGGTCACCGGCACGCCCACGGTGAACTCGGCATTGACGTGGCCCCTCAATGGCCACTCTTCGGCGACACTGACTGTTACCGGGACGTTCTCGGGGACGTTGAACATTGAGGAGACGGCGGACGGCGGTACTTATGGACCAGCCGGAGGAAAAATCCTCGGCGCGGCGCTGACGACCAAGACAATCACCGCCCCAGGCGTGTTCCGCGTGGATGCAACCGGCATGTCTAACATTCGGGTGCGCGCTTCAGCGTGGGCGTCTGGGTCTGCCACCGTGCAACTTGCGGCCTCAGGCTCGTCTGGCCTGACGCAAGTTATCAATCCGATCACTATTGTAGATAGCGCGGGAAACCCGGCTTCATTCACGACGGGCCAGCAGATATCGTCGTTGTCGTCTCCAGTTGTGATCGCGTCAGATCAACTCGGCACGATCAACGCGCCTCCGACTGGCAACATCTTCACTGTCCAAGGGCCGTGTCCGCGAGGCACGAGCTGCACTCCAGCTCCCCTGATCATTGGGGGGTGGAGCACTTCGACCGGGACGACAAATCCCTGTCAGATCGCCGAGAGCGGCGGCGATTACTCCAATACGGTTGTGTGCGGCGCGGCCATGGCGGCGCAATGCCGAGATACCTTGCCGGCTGTGCAGACAGAGCAGAAGTGGGGTTGGGTCCGCTTCGGTTGTCGTAACCACAATCTCATTGTGGACCTGCTAGACGATGGGGCGAACGTCTGGAATTATGCTGGAACCGGCGTCACCAACACCACGACCGCGGTGACCCTCATAGCGGCCAACGCCACCCGGAAGAACTGCGTCTCCAGTGTGGATATCTCGTGGACGACGCTGGGCGCGGCAACCACCGCCGTGATTCGAGATGGAGTTGGTGGCGCAGTGCTGTGGAGGGTTGCGTTGGGCGTGGCGGCTGGGTCCATGTCGCCATCGTCGTTCACGATCCCAAAGTGCGGCGCGGCCGCCAACACGCTGCTTGAGTTCGCACTCGAAACGGCTGTAACCGGAACTGTCTACGTCAACGCCAACGGCCCATCCCGCCAGTGAACCTCTCCCGCAGAAGATTGATCGGCGGCAGTGCGGCGCTGGCGGCGTTCGCCGCCCTGCCGCGCGCCGAGGCGGTGGCAGCAGCGCGGCTTGCAGTGCTAGGTCACAAGCCAATCACGTCGCTGACTCCCTCCGGGCCAATCACCACGTCGCAGAACGGACAAGTGCTCTCCGGATTGGACATCACAGCAACCGGAACGCCAGGTCTCACGGTGTCGCACTCTGGGGTGCAACTTTTCAACTGTCGCATCCGCCACAGTGGTGGCCCAGGTGTATACTGCGTGGGAAAGGACTACTTCCACGCGGAGAATGTGATTACCGAAAACATCGGGAAAACATCTGGCCAGGTTCCAGGGAGCGACCCGTCCTTCTACGCGTTCCACATCGAAAACTCGTTAAACCCGATAGTTAAACGCGTGCGAATGACGGGTGCGTCGGCTGGGATATATTCAAGAAGTGCTCCAAATGGAGTCTTTGATTACATCGAAGGGTACAACTTTTGCGGGCCGGGCCCGGCAGGGCAGATGGTCGCGATTGCGTTCAGCAACAACTCGAAGCTTACAAACTTCTATTGCGAGAACGATCCCCAGAACTCATGGCCAGAAGACTCTATAAACATATTTGCATCGTCTAATTGTTATATTGGGCAAGGATACCTAAAGGGGGCCAACTCTCCTACAGGAGCGCATATCCAAATCGATATGGACGTTCCGACCTTGTCTAGGAGCAATAACTGCGTGATCGAGGACGTTTACTCCTCCGGCGCATTTGAGTCTGCATTCAGCACTACGTCCATGAATACGGTGTGGAGAAGGTGTTTCGCGAGAGACAACATCTATGCCAATCTTGGCCGCGGAGTGCCGTCGTCTCAGCCACACAACTACTTCTTTCAGGCGCTTTACTATGGGCCTTACCTTTCGGCTGGAAACCAGATTCTACAGTGTGGCTACTATAATCCGGCTATCCCTAGTGACATCGTGTTTGGCCCGTCAGGTTTCACAACGGTAGATCTGACCTCC